GTAATGAAAGAAATGTTTGAAGCATCAGTAGATGGTCAACCATATGACACAGAGCGTTGGGGACAATACTTCCGTCCTGCTGGTGTACAAGCACCTGCTGGCACCGCACCAGAAGCGGCACCTAAAGCAGTGTCAGCACCAGCGGCTAGCAAACCAGCAATGGATGATGAGCCCCCTTTTGACACTGACGAAGCACCGGCAGCATCTGCGCCAGTGGCAGCCCCCAAGACCACACAGAAGGCCGAGGATATCTTGGCCATGATTCGTGCTAGACAAAAACAATAAACTTGTTAACGGTGGGTGTCCGCAAGGATGCCCACTTTGTCACTTATAACTACAACTTGATGATAGAAGAAATCGAATGGGAAATTAGCAGTCTTTGTAATGCTAGTTGCCCACAATGCCCACGTAATATCAATGGCGGAGCCACTTGGCCAGATTTGCCATTGACAGTTACCAGCGTCGATACGTTTTTGTTACCAGACGTTGCCAAGTTGTTACAGCAAGTTAAACGATTGTACCTGTGCGGCACCTACGGTGATCCAATTACCAACAAGCACTTGCTGAAGATTATTAAAACTGTGCGTGAAATAAACCCAGGTATCACCATTGATATTCACACCAACGGTGGACTACACAGTACTCAATACTGGCAGCATCTAGCTGAGTTGATTAATGGTAATGGCACTGTGTATTTTGCAATTGACGGGTTGGAAGATACCAATCACTTGTATCGTGTGAATGTAGATTTTGACAAAGCATTTGGCAATGCCTTGGCTTATATAAAAGCAGGCGGCACAGCAGTTTGGGATTTTATTGTATTCAAACACAACGAACATCAAGTTGACACTGCACAATCTTTGGCAAAAAGTTCTGGCTTTAAGAAAATTAATTTTAAAAAGTCCAGTAGATTTTTTGACAAGAATCACAGCTTCATTGACAAGTATCCGGTGTTGAATAGCCAGAAAGAAGTTGCATACTATTTGGAACCCAGCCAAAAGTTTTTGAACAATGACTATGAAAAAATTCATTGGTTCAACAACAACCAACAGTTAACTGAGTATTTTAGTACCACCAGCATTAGTTGCTATAGTAAACAAATCAAAAAAATATTTGTCACTGTAGAGGGATATGTTTTTCCCTGTGGCTGGTTGCATGATCGCATGTACGGTGAGAAGTCCACAAATCATCGTGACCAAATACAGTTAGACCACTTGTGGGAAATTGCAGGAGGAAAACGCCGATCCAATATTCATCACACTGCTGTGACAGATATTATTGCCGGTGATGGTAGTTGGTTTGACACCATTGAAAAGTCCTGGACCAATAGTAATCGACTTGAACGCTGTGGGTTACATTGTGGACAAGAGATCAACTTAATCAAATACCAGAATGATATCACCTACGATTTATAATTGCCCAAACGCACTTGCACATTGGACTACTAGTGTGTTAAACTCACTGTTACAAGTAAAAAAGTAATACGCAATGTTGATCGAACACAAACCATTACAAGATAAGGCAATAGTTGATGAGCTGTTTGCAACAGTTACACATCTGTGTGCCAACGATGTTGATATTGGGTTGTGGGATACCAAACAGCATATTGAAATTTTTAAACAATGGCTGAACACCGGAACAGCAACTACGCTGACAGGACTTGATGATTTTAAGTTTTCGGCATTGTGTGTTGGTACATCAGATGCAATCAACAATTTCATACATCGTAACACTGCCAGGCGCCTACGTTTTAGCTGTGCAGAATTTGTTTTGAGTAAAATAACTTGCAACAACATCAACGCCAGATGGAAATTTATTGAAGATGGCAAATTAGAACCCGGCGACGCAGTGGTGTTAAGTTTGCCGTTTTCCGGCAATGGTAGTAAGCACCCGGATCATGACATGATTCTAGACATTTGCACTAAATTGGGTATACCAGTGTGCCTGGATGTTGCTTATGTAGGCATTGCTCATAATCTGCACATAGACTTGACAGCACCTTGCATCACTGATGTCACTGCCAGCTTGAGTAAATCATTCTCAGTGATGTTGAGGCATGGTATAAGGTTTACTAGAGAATACATTGATGACAGTGTGCAGTATGCCAGTGATCGGGGGATGTTGCCTAGACTCAACATTGTACTTGCAAGCAAACTGATGCAAAAGTTCCACAAAGACTACATTGTCAATAAGTATCTTTCCAAATATCGTACAGAGTGTGAAAAGTTGGGTCTTGACACAACAAACACAATAACGTTGGCATTAGGCAACGATCAAGCATTTTCAAGGGGTGGATACAATCGTGTATGCATCACAGATGAAATTTTAACATAATTTTTTAAAGCGAGAAAGACCATGGGAAAACCATTTGACGTTTCAAAGTTCCGTAAGGAAATTACAAAAAGTATTGATGGCCTAAGCATTGGCTTCAATGACCCTACTGATTGGATCAGCACAGGCAACTATGCCCTAAACTATCTTATCTCCGGCGACTTTAATCGAGGTATTCCCTTGGGCAAGGTCACTGTGTTTGCTGGCGACTCTGGTGCAGGTAAATCGTATATCTGTTCCGGTAACATCATCAAACACGCACAAGAACAAGGTATTTTTGTTGTGTTGGTTGACAGCGAAAATGCGCTTGACGAACAATGGCTCAAAGACTTGGGAGTTGATACCAGCGATAGTAAACTACTCAAGCTGAGTATGGCCATGATTGACGATGTTGCTAAAACAATTTCAACATTCATGAGCGACTACAAGGCCTTGCCCGACGGTGAACGTCCCAAAGTTTTGTTTGTAATTGACTCATTGGGCATGTTGTTGACTCCCACCGACGTGAACCAGTTCGAAGCAGGCGAAATGAAAGGCGACTTGGGTCGCAAACCCAAAGCATTGACTGCACTTGTTCGTAACTGTGTCAACATGTTTGGTAGCTACAATGTAGGCCTGGTATGTACCAACCACACATACGCAAGTCAAGACATGTTTGATCCAGATGACAAGATCAGTGGCGGCCAAGGCTTTATCTATGCCAGCTCAATTGTAGTTGCCATGAAGAAGATGAAGCTCAAAGAGGACGAGGACGGCAACAAGGTTTCCGAAGTAAATGGTATTCGTGCCGGCTGTAAAGTTATGAAAACACGTTACGCTAAACCCTTTGAAGGCGTACAAGTCAAGATTCCCTACACAACAGGTATGAGTCCTTATTCGGGTCTTGTGGACTTGATTGAGAAGAAGGGTTTACTCAAACGTGAAGGCAACAGCTTGGTGTTTACCACCAGTGCCGGCGAGATTATCAAGAAGTTCCGCAAAGCCTGGGAAAAGAATGATGACGGGTGCCTTGACACAGTGATGAAAGACTTTAGTAATCAGAAGGAAGAGGTAACTACAGTCGAGGAGGAAGCAGAATGAGCGAAGTAGTAGCAAGTGAAATTTGGAGTGAGCTAAAAAGATTTGTAAACACAGTGGATCGTGCCGAAGCTGCCGAGACTATGGTACAAATTTTAATGGACAATGACAGTGATGTTGATGACATTCGTGATGCGTTCAAAGGCGACTTGGATATCAAACGTGCATTAACTGCATACCTTGACAACGACAAAGACTATGTCGAAGAAGAGGACGCAGAAGAGGACGAAGACTTTGAAGACTTCAAAGACGAAGACTGGGAAGATTAATGTGGTATAGCCGTGTAGTTGCCGATCTTGGCGCTATTCCTGACTTTATTGCTCACTATGAGCGAGAGTTAGACTCCGCCAAGTTGGAATGTCGCATAGGTGGATTGGTAGAAAAAAATATCACAGCGTTACCTGGGATCACAGAACATCGCTTTAATCAACTACAAGAGATTGAAGCGGTGCTTAATTTTCTCAACATACAGTTGCGTAAAATCCGTAGACGCCATTTCCAAAAATACTTAGAAGGCTATGCTCGCGCTTTGACTAGCAGAGACGCTGAAAAGTACGTGGATGGTGAGGATGAGGTCATCGATTTTGAGACTATCATCAACGAAGTGGCTCTATTACGCAATCGTTGGTTGGGTATTATGAAAGGTCTTGATACCAAACAGTGGCAAATGGGTCACATAGTTAGACTAAGAACAGCCGGCATGGAAGATATACAGGTATGATATTTAAAACACCCGAGGAAAGTCACGCACATAGTTTGCGCACATTAGATGCATTGTATGAATACGATGATTTTATGATGAGCATAGCCACCATGGCCGATATTGGCTGCGGCCAAGGCCTAGACCTTGAATGGTGGGCTACTCGAACTTTTCGAGACGAAAGCAACGAACCCTTAAACATCAAATGCACCGGGATAGACATTGCCAGTGCTTGCCCTATAACAAAAAATTATCGAAATACACAATTCCTATCTCAAGACTTTGAAGATCCATTGAGAACACATAAAACAAAATTTGATGTTGTCTGGTCACACGATGCATTCCAATATGCTGTAAACCCATTAAACACCTTGTCCAATTGGTGGCACGCAATCAGCGACGGTGGGATGTTGGCCATTGTAGTTCCACAAACAACTAACATGGAATTTAATTTACAGGCATTTGACCAACCAGATGGACATTACTATAATTGGACCATGGTTAGTTTAATACATGCGTTGGCAGTTAGTGGATTTGACTGTGACGCTGGCTTCTTTCTCAAAGAGCCCGGCGAACCCTGGCTGCATGCAGTAGTGTACAAAAGTGATCATGCTCCCATGGATCCCAAAACAACTAGATGGTATGATTTAGCTGATCGCGGGTTATTACCGGCATCGGCTGTGGCCAGCGTTACTAAATTTGGATATCTACG